TCGCGTATAACGGAGCTTGGTCCATGTCAATGAGTTCGGAGCTGTAAATGTATAAACTTTGTTTTGATTCAATGCTAAACAAAAACGCGGATTGCGTAAAACGTTTAACCGATGAAACGATCATCCCTTTCGACCCATCAAACACAGACTACCAACAATATTTAAAGTGGCTTGCTGAAGGCAACACACCAGAGCCAGCAGAGGAGCAACAATAATGTCAGTTCAATATAGCGGTGCTTTGCTGATGGAAGGTAGTGGATATACAAGGAGAGATTATGTCAGTAAGTGTTAATGGAACAACCGGTCTTACGTTTTCAGACGGAAGTTCTCAAGCAACAGCTTGGGTTCCGGGAATGCGTAATAGAATCATCAATGGTGGCATGGTTGTGGACCAGCGGGGAAGCGCAAGTTCACCTGTTACAGCAACCAGTTCAGATAAGTACAGCGTTGATAGATTTGCAAGCTATATTGGTTCTGGGTCAGGTGTTTTTACCGCGCAGCAATCTTCCGTTGCCCCTGCTGGTTTTATAAACTCCATGAAGACAACGGTTACAACGACCGATAGCTCTTTAGCTTCTACTGATAACTACCAGCTTTTTATTCAGTACATTGAAGGTTTGAACGTTTCCGATCTAGGGTGGGGAGCTTCTGGTGCAGCAACAATTACGATTTCGTTCTGGGCAAGATCAAGCGTTACAGGAACATATCCTGTAAGCGTGCGAAACTCAGGGGCTTCACGCTCGTATGTAACAACTTTCACAATTAATGCAGTTGACACATGGGAGTACAAAACCATGACAATTCTTGGTGATACAAGTGGTACATGGTTAACTACAAACGGTGTGGGCGTTAACTTAAACGTTGCAAGCGTGGCTGGCTCTGATAAGCAAGCTCCTAGCTTAAACACTTGGTTTTCTGGGAACTATACCTCGCACTCTTCTTGCACAAACTGGATGGCTACAAATGCAGCTACCTTCTACATCACAGGTGTTCAATTAGAAAAAGGCAGCACAGCCACATCGTTTGACTACCGCCCGTATGGTACTGAGTTGGCTTTGTGTCAGCGGTATTACGAGAAGTCATACGATTCCTTAATAACGCCGGGCACTGGAAGTAACTTCTCAGGGTCTATGGGTTTTGGCTCAAGGCAAGTAAGGCCGCAAGGCTTTTTTTCTGTAGTGAAGCGCAACAATCCAAGTATGACAGCCTACGCACCAAACACAGGCGAATCTGGAAAATGCTATAAAGCTGGCTCTGCTGTGCTTATTTCATTTGCAGAGGCGGGAACAAGCGGATTCACATTACAAGGTTTTAATGACTCTGCCGACTCGGATGTCCGTTGCCATTGGACAGCAACCTCGGAGCTATAAATGTACAAATTGATTCTTGATACTTACACTAACGAACCGTCTGCTGTTCTCCGCTTTTCAGACAACTTATTTATCCCGTTTGACCCCGCCAACACAGACGCACAGCAATTTGCCAAGTGGCTTCAAGAGGGAAACCTTCCGGAGCCAGCAGAAGAAGGCGGCACAGTAACTCAAGAATGGGCTACTGAAACAATCGCAAAGTTGTTGCCAAATGGTTAAAAGCCAACATCATTACAGCCGTTACCAGCGGTTCATGGATGCCTTAAAAGGGCAGTCTGTGGATGGCTATTGCGAAGTGCATCACATTGTGCCACGCAGTCTTGGCGGCTCTAATGACAAGGACAACCTAATCAGCTTGACACCACGACAGCACTACATTGCACATTGGATGCTTTGGAAGGCTTGTGGTGGAGTCGCAGGTCGCTCTTTCTTTATGATGAGCAACTTGGGAAAATATGGCAAAGTCAACTCAACAACATATGCACAGGCAAGAGAAAACTATTCTGAACAGGTTAAGAAGCAAATGGCTGAGCGACCAAACAGACCGGCTTTTACGCCAGAGCATCGTGAAAAACTGAGACAAGCAAAACTTGGAACTAAACTTTCAGCCGAGACAAGGTGCAAGGTTGGAAACGCACAAAGGGGTAGAAAATTGTCTGACGAAACCAAACGCAGAATTTCTGCAACAAAGAAACAAGCCTATTTGAAATGGGTTTCCGAGGGAAACACCCCGCTTCCTGCGGAAGCTTCTCCGGAAGAGACAAACACGCCAACAGCTGACGAGGCTCAATGATGGCTGAACATGCAGCAACAGAAACAGGAGTAGCTCTGGCAACTAAAGCAGCACCACCAGTGACAGTGAGTTTAGCTACTGTAGCTGGTTATCAAGTGAGTGAGCTGGTGTTATGGACAACCTTGATATACACCACTCTTTTAATTGGTCATAAACTTGTTCAAATTTATAAAGACATAAGGGATAAATAATGCCTCTTGCCATCCTTGCTGCTGCTAATGCAGCTGTCAAAGCAATTCAGCAGGGATGTGAGCTTTATCAGGAATACAAAGGAACCGTCCTAGAAGCCAAGAAAACATTAGACACTGCCGTAGGTATTGCCAAGGAAGTTTCAGGGGCTTCTAGGGGCTTCTGGAGCTTCCTAAAGGGGAAGTTATTTGGAGAGGAAGAGGAGAAACCACAAGATGTCTGCAAGCAGGAGATTGTACAGGAGAAGAAAGCTGTTAAGAAAGCTCCTCCTCCAGACCAAGACGAGTTAACAATAACACTAGACATCATTGCTCAGCTCAAGGTGTTCTTCACCTGCATGACACAGCTTAAACAGAAGCTGGCAGATGCTGAGCTACACAGTTTAGATGCTAAGAGTGATGCTGAATTGCTAAGCAGCTCAGTGGATATTGAATATGCTATGACTGAGGTGGCTAAGCTTCAGAAGCAAATTAGAGAAACCATGGTGTATCAAATAGGTGGAGACTTAGGAGACCTATACACCAAAGTGGTAAAGAGGGTTGGAATAATACAAGAACAACAAGAAGCAGCTAGGCTGACAGCCCTTAGAAAGAAGAAAGAAGAGCAGGCCAGAAAGGCTAAACAAGAAGCCAAGCGTCATAAGCGTTTAGCTATAGCAGCAATAGTAATACTTATAACGGCGGAAACATGGGGACTAATGGCAGCGATAGTGATAGCAAATACATAAGCTTCCTAGTGTTAATGACTTTGCTTTGGTTCATCATTATGCCTTTTGAACTGTATTTGTATATCAAGGTGAATAAGGCAGTGGCTATGTGTGAAAGGAAAAATAATGAATGAGTTGATGAATATGCTCAAAGGAGCAGCCCCTGCACTGGCAACAGCTGTAGCAGGCCCTCTGGGCGGCATGGCAATGAATGCCATTGCTTCTAAGCTGGGTGTAGAGCCTACCCCTAGTGCAGTGACACAGGCCCTTAAAGACAATCCTGAGCTGGCAACTAAGCTCAAAGAGATTGATTGTAAAGAATATGAAATTGAACAGACAAACCTGACAGACAGACACAAGGCTGACATGGCTTCTGACTCATGGTTGTCTAAGAACATCCGTCCTATGGTGTTGATATTCCTCTTGCTGGCCTACAGTGGCTTTGCTATTGCTTCTATTTTTAATTATGAGACTAGGGGTGCATATGTTGAGCTTCTTGGTCAATGGGGAATGCTCGTAATGTCTTTCTACTTCGGTGGAAGAACTATGGAAAAACTAGCTGATAAGGTGAAGAAATGAAATTAAAAGATACAGTGGTAGTTACAGCGGCTGGTTCGCTTGTTATGGTGGTCATCGTAATGATGGTTATGTTTATTATTGCTTTGCTTGACCCAGCCGTGGATGATGCAGCAATCTTCACCATTATTGGTCCAGCCTTCCAGACCATCGTTGGTGGCTTTATCGGCTTGATTACAGGTATTAACATTAAGACAGGGAATGACAATGACACAACTGAGTAAAAACTTTAGCCTTGCTGAGTTCACCAAGAGTGAGACAGCTACACGTAAAGGCCTTGATAACACCCCTACACCAGAGGTGATTCAGAATTTACAGAAGCTTGTGGATAACATCATCCAACCAATCAGGGAAGCTTACGGCAAACCAATCAAGATTAACTCAGGTTATAGAGCACCAGAGGTTAATGCCTCTGTTGGTGGCTCTAAAACCTCTGACCATTGCAAAGGCCAAGCAGCTGACATTGAAATTACAGGTGTAGCCAATGGTGACTTAGCTCAATACATTGTGGACAACTACAAGTTTACACAGGTAATACTGGAGTTTTATACAGCTGGTATTCCAGACAGTGGCTGGGTGCATGTGTCTTATGACCCTAGCAACCTCAAATGTGAAGCTTTGACAGCTGTCAAGCAAGACGGCAAGACTGTCTACCTGAAAGGCCTGCACAAATGAAACAAACCAAGAAACAATCAGCCAAGGTTGGCAAGGTGATGCATGAATATAAAACAGGCACTCTGCACTCAGGCAAAGGCGGTAAAGTGGTAACAAATCCAAAACAAGCCATAGCCATTAGCCTGTCAGAAGCAGGTATTTCTAAGAAAAAGAAGAAAAAGGCTTGACAAAGTGCCTCTATGGTGATATAATAGTAACTATAGAGGTACTCAACAAGACATAAAGATATTAACATAATTAAGATAATAAGCTTATATGGCTTATAAGGAACTTTAATGACATACTTAGAAGCTGTCAATAGTGTACTAAGAAGACTAAGAGAGAGAGAAGTGAGTTCTGTCTCTGAAAGCTCTTACAGTAGACTTATTGGTGATTTTATTAACGATGCTCGTAATGAGGTGGAGAACTCATGGAACTGGTCTTCCTTGCGTACCACCCTGACATTGACAACAACAGCTGATGTGTTCAACTATGAACTGAATGGCAGTCAGAATAATTTCAATGTGATTGATGTGTTGAATGACACAACAAACATGTTTATGTCATACAAGAGTGGTCAAGCTTTTGATAAACTGTTCTTGACACAAGAGCCAACAGCTAAGGGTGCTCCAATCTATTATAACTGGAACGGTGTTTCAAATGATGGAGATACACAGGTTGACATCTATCCAATTCCTGATGGTGTTTACACTATTCGTTTTAATGTCTTGTTGAGAAACACAGACTTAGTGAATGACAGCGATGACATCTTGGTTCCTCATCGTCCCATTGTGTTGTTAGCTTTTGCTAAGGCTGTTGAAGAACGTGGTGAAGATGGTGGTAATGCTAGTCAATATGCTTATGGTACAGGCATGAGAGCCTTGGCTGATGAGATTGCCTATGACGCTGCACGTAGACCAGAAGACACTATTTGGTATCCAGTATGAAAGAACTTAAATCTGCTTCAGTAGGTGCTCCGGGTTTCTTTGGGTTGAACACTCAAAGCTCTGGAGCTTTGTTGTCTGACGGATTTGCTCTTGTTGCTAACAACTGTGTCATTGATAAATATGGACGTTTAGGAGCACGTAAAGGCTGGACTATGCGTACCACCAGTGGCAGTACACCACTGTCTGGCAATCCAATTAAAAGCATCTTTGAATATGTTAATGCTGATGGAACTATTGACTACATTAGCGGTGGTAACAACAAGCTGTTCAGAGCAGGTGTTGCTGGTGCATTAACAGACGTTACACCCTCTGGCTACACCATAACAGCAAATAACTGGCAAATGGCTTCTTTGTATGACCATTGCCTCATTGTACAAAAGAGCCATGAACCAATTGTCTTTACAAGAGAAACAGGAAGCCTTGTTGTTGATAAACTGGTTAGCCATACTGGCCATGGCGGTGCTTCCTTCAGTAGTCCTGTGTTTGGCACAGGCACAGACAATGGCCCTAATGCCGTCTTGGCAGCTTATGGACGTTTCTGGGTAATTGGTACAAATAACAATAAGACAACCCTCTATTGGTCTACAGACATTGCTGATAGCCACTTCCCTACCTTCAATACAGGTACAGGTAGAACATCAGGCAGTCTTAATATGTCTGCTAGACTTCCTAATAACGTAGACGAAGCTGTTGGTCTTGCTGCACATAACGGGTTCATCATTGTATTCTTTAAACAAAACATTGTAATTCTTCGTGGTGATGATGACAACTTCTCTGACCCATCAACAATGTTTGTTCAAGACGTTCTGCCCGGTGTGGGCTGCATTTCTAGAGATTCTATTCAAAAGACAGGTAATGATGTGTTGTTCTTGTCTGCTTCTGGTGTAAGAAGCCTTGGCCGTACTGTTCAAGAGAAGAGTATGCCAATGAGAGACCTCACAGCTAATGTACGTGATGATGTGTTCTCATACATTGAAGCAACTAACATGGATGAGGTGAGAAGCTGCTACTCAGAGAAGTATGCTTTCTATTTGCTTAGCTTCCCATCCACGGCTTCTCCTGCTGTCTATTGTCTTGACATGAGAAAGCCACTAGAGGATGGAGCAGCACGTGTTACATCATGGCTTGGTTATACAGCCTATGCCTTGTGTTCATGCAGGAGCGGAACACTGTACATTGGTAAGACTAATGGCATTGGTGAGTATTATGGCTACCAAGACAACGGTGTTAAATATCAATTTACCTATTACACCAATCATTTCAACTTTGAGATGCCAACAACAAACAAGATTGCTAAGAACTTAGGCATTGTGTTGATTGGTGGTGGTGGACAAAGATTGGTTGCTAAGCTTGGTTTTGATTATTCAACTACATATAGCTCATATCCCATCTCTGTCACACAGGGAACATATGCTGAATATAACGTAGCTGAATACAACATTGCTGAATATAGCTCTGGTGTGTTCATTGAGAATGCTAAGACACCAGTGGGTGGCCAAGGTAAGACAATACAAATTGGATTTGAAGCAGAAGTTAATGGTGCTCCTTTGAGCATTCAGAAACTAGATGTGTTTGTTAAAACAGGAAAGAGTTATTAAATATGAGTAACTATACAAAGCTTACAGCTTATGATACAAAGGACAGCCTGACAACAGGTGATCCTTTGAAACGTGTTAAGGGTACAGAACTGGATGATGAGTTTGATGCCATTGCTACAGCCATTGCAACTAAGGCTGATAGTACATCTCCTGCCCTCACAGGAACTCCTACAGCCCCTACAGCTACATTTGGTACAAGCTCAACACAACTAGCCACTACAGCTTTTGTACAGGCTGCTTTGGCTGCTATGTATCCTGTAGGCTCTGTTTATACAAACATTTCTGATGGAACAAACCCCGGTACATTGTTTGGCTTTGGTACATGGGTGGCTATTACAGGTAGAGTTATTGTTGGTTTAGATAGCGGTGATGCTGCCTTTGATACAGCAGGTGAGACAGGTGGTAGCAAGGATGCTATTGTTGTTAGTCACACCCACACAGCAACTGTAACAGACCCCGGCCATACTCATCAATATAAAACATATGGCTTGGGTAATAATGGCTTGACAGGTAATGCCTATACCAATTCAGATTGGGGATATGCTCAGACAGGAAGCCAAACAACTGGCATCTCTGTTGCCAACAGCACTACAGGTAGTTCAGGTACTAACGCTAACCTACAACCATATGTCGTTGGATATGTGTGGAAGCGCACAGCTTAATAAGGAAATAATATGGGATTGAGTTTATCAGGACTTTTGGATAGTTTCACTGGCGTAAAGGCCGCTGAAACAGCAGGACAGGCTAACATTGAAGCTGCTAAAATTGCAGCTGAGAGTGCCAAGTTTAAACCATATAGTATTACCACTGGCTATGGTAAGAGTTTCTTTAATCCAGAAACACAGACAGCTGGTTATGAAATTGATCCAAGGCTTGCTGCCTTTAGAGATCAGCTTTATGGTCAAGCAACAAATGTGTTTGATCAGCTAGGAAGTACAAGTCCAGAAGCTGAAGCACAGAAGTATGTGACACAGCAAATGGGCTTGTTGGCTCCTACACGACAAGCTGAGGATGTTGCAAATAGACAGAAGATGCTAGGCTCAGGCAGAATTGGCTTAGGTGTCTCTAGCGGTGTTGTTGGTGGTGATGGTGCTGGTTTGGTTAATCCAGACGAGTTTAGAACACAGCTTGCACGTGAAAGAGCTAATGCTGAAATTGCAGCAGCAGGTACTACATATGGCCAGAACATCATTGATAAGCTCATCTCTCGTGGTACAGGCTTATTTAGCTCTGGTGCGGGTATTGAAGAGCTTGGGATGAAGCCTCTCACTATGGGTGCTGACATTGGTAATAAGGCAGCAATCTCTGGTGCTAATGCTGGTCAAAGCTTATTGTCTGGTGGTCAAGCAGCTGCTAATGCAAACTTAGCTGGTGGTATTTCACAAGCAAACTTCCTACAGAATGCTCTTAAGACAGGCTATGGAATGTTTAATCAACCTTCTACACCTGCTCCTTCCACTGCCACTACTTTTGGAACATCCTCTTGGACAACTCCACAAACAAACTATGACATAACCTCTGGTCAAAACACAGGTGGTCAAGGTTTGAATATGCAAAGCTTAATGAGAATGTTTGGAGGCTAATAATGGCAAGTGATGTTTTAACACTATTTAACATGCCCTCGTCTAGCGATGTTAGACAGGCTTATTTAGACAGTCAAATGATTAGCCCTGCTCAAATGGGTAATCAAAGCTTGTTACAACAAGTGGCTTCCTTGGGTGCTAATGCTGGTGCAGGTGTAGGCTATGCAGCCGGTAGAATGCTTGGTGGTATGGCTCCTCAAGAGGCACGTGCTAAGGGCATTGAAGATGCTATGTCTAAGGTGCAAAGCTTGGGCATTCAGGACGAAGGAGACATGTATGCTGCTTTGGCCCAAGAGCTGGGTGCTAGAGGCTTGTCTCAGGATGCTTTGCAGGCAACACAAGCTGCACGTAAGGTGAAAGCTGCACAAAGCCAGATGACCTTGGAAGCTGCTAAGACTAAGAAAGAAGAAGCCCTTGCTGCGGCTGCTGCAAGAGATAAAACTCTCTCCCCTGTTGGTAAACTGCAAGCTGATAAACAAGCTTATATTAACGGTGGTGGTAAAGACCCAGCTGTTATCAGTGCTTATGACAAGGCCATTGCTGCTGAGGGTACACATAAGGGAACAATTATTCAGATGCCCGGTGAAGGCACTGCTAAGCTGTCTGACATCAACCCAACAGTGTCCCAGATTCGTAGCGAATTGAAGCCTTATTCTGATGCTTTTAGCACAGCTTCTCAAGGCATTAAGCTGCTTGATAGCGGCTCTCCAAAGGCTGAGGCACAGGTGGACAGAGCTTTGGCTACATTGTCTGGTGATAAACAGCTATCACAGGTTGAAGTGATGTCTGTTGTTAATGCAGGTACATTACCACAACGTGTTGTTGACAGTGCCACTAAGTTCTTTGCTGGTACATCTGGTAAACAATCAGTTCAAGAAAAGCGTGATGTGTTGGAAGCCTTTGCTGCCGCAGCTGCTGCTAAACACAATACAGAGCAGGCTAAGCTTGGTCGCATCTATGGCACTTCTCAGTTGTCTCCAACACAGGTGTCTGCTGTTATTGGTGAACCACTTAAATTTACTGTCAAATCTATCGTTAATAAACCCCTTACAACTAAGAGTGGTGTAAAATATCAGATTTTAGATGAAGGACAATAATGGCAACATATCTCATTGAAGGCAAGAGAGTACAGGTAGACGGTCAACTTTCAGAATCAGAAATTGATGAGATTGGTGCTTCTATCCGTGCTACAGCAAAGCCTAAACAAGGAAGCATTGTACAGGACATTTTTCAGGCTGCTAAACAAGGTCTGACTAACCTTCCTTCCATTCTAACAGCAGGCTCAGCAGAAGGTCAAGGAACATTCGCTGGTGCTTTCCCTTCTCAGCCTGAGCTGGCTCCCATCTCCACTGTAGAGGGTGCTAGAAAGGCTATGGGAGTGACACGTCAGCCTGCTACAACAGAAACTGGTAAATATGTTATGCCAATGGTGGAAGCTGTTGCTGATCCGTTGAGCTATGCCTACCCCGGTTCTATTCTCCAGAAGGCCGGCACAGCTGCCATTTCAGGTCTTGGTGGAGAAGTAGGTGGTGAACTTGGAGGAGGTCTTGAAAAGGCTATTACAGGGACAGAGACGGGTGTTGGTAGAGGCATCGGTGCTGTTACTGGTTCTGTGGGTGCTCCCCTTGCTGGTGCTCCATTCAAAGTGACAACAGGGGCTGCTGCTGATTTGTCTAAGCAGCTCTGGTCTAAATATCAAGCAGTGAAGATTGACCCAGCTGGTGCTGAGAATGCTGTAGCTGCTGGTGCTGCTAAGCGCTTATTAGAGCAAGCTGCTAAGGCTCAAGGTGCTAGTAATATTGATGACATCATCTCTGACATTAACAAGGCTTCACAGTATGTAACAGGCACTGATGCTCCTTTGTTGGTGAGCATGATTAATAATCCTGTCATTAAAGAACAGGTTGTTCGTCTTGCTAAGACCAATCCACAATATAGAGCACAGATTCAAGCTGAGCTTGACAAGGTGGCTCAGGCCATCGACAGCAAGGCCTCCACCATCTTTGGTGACAGATTTGCTCCAGTTACAGATACAGGTTTGAAGCTCACTAATGTAGCTAAACGTAAAGAGGCTATTAACGGCCGTTTAGAGGCCCTTACAGACCCTTTAACAGCTCCGTCTAAGGGAGACATTGGTAAGGCTGTTGAGAACCTTGTAGAGGCTAAAAAGGCTACTGTAATGAAGGAAATGTCTCCTCAATATGAAGGCCTGAAAGCTTCAGCTAGAGAAGCCAATGTGACAATGCCGGCAGAGGCTACAGAAGCCTTGTACAACTTTGTTGAGACTAACCGCCTAAGAGACATCTTTGGCCGAGGCTCTGCTGCTGATAACAAGGTGTTGTCCATACTGCGTCCTAAAGAGACACCAATGACAGGCATTGATGCCAACATTGCTGCTCTTGAGAAGGCTGCTGGTAATGCTGCTCCAACAAACAAAGTGTTTGGTGAAATGTCTTTTGATGATGTGGACAGCTTGAAGCGTCTGATCAACGAGCAACAACGTAAGGTGAAAGACCCTTCACAGCTGCGTAAGCTGGATGTGCTTGAAGAACAGCTGGATGCTGCACGTGGTCAATATATTCCTGAATGGAGCGATAAGCTTAAAGGGCTTGATCTTCAATATTATGAGAAGGTTGGTGTGCCTTTCAGCCAAGCTCAGGGTATTAAGGACATTGACAGTGCTAAATATGCCTCACAGGTGGCTAATGTCATTGTGAAGGACAGACAAGCCCTTCGTGACTTCGTTAATGTGGCAGGCAAAGAAGGTGTTCAAATTGCTGAGAATGCTGTCATTGCCAAGGCTTATGAAGCAGCTGTTAAGGATGGTTTGTTGTCTGGTAACAGCCTGTCAGCCTTTATTAAGAAGAACTCAGATGTTTTGAATGAGATGGAGAAGAACGGCAGCAACATTAAACAGCTGTTGTCTGATTCTCTGTTGGATGATAGAACATTGAAAGCACAAAGAGCACGTCTTGATGTACAGGCTAAAGCAGCTGAGAAACGTATTGCTGATAACTATCTGACAAAGAACATGGATGATGGTGTGGCAATTCCTGACTATGCAACATTGCTCACAGGTGTGTTGAATACAGGCTCTACACGTAATAAGCTTGCTAAAGACTTAGCAGACCTCTCTCCAGAGGCTTCACAGGCCGTCAGAGGCTCTTTGAGAGCTGAGCTGGCTGCTAAGGCCTTGGACGACCCTAGAGGCGGTGTAGCCTTCTTGCAAGACCCTAAGAACAGAGCAGGCATTGATTCCATCATGGGAAATGGCTATCAGGAAAGCTTGATGAAAATCTCTAAGCTGTCTGACAACCTGAAGAAGGCTGATATTGAACGTCTGTCTCTTGAGCTTGAGAAGAGCAAGGTGGACTCTGTTGGTGCAAGACTTGCCCAAATGGGAGCACCCGGTTTGGATGTTCCATACATCACATCAACTATTCGTGACCGTATCTCTTCACCAATCCAAAAGGGTGTACGTTTGTTGTCTAGAGTGAACGTAGCTAGAACACAAGAGCAGTTTGACCAACAGGTTATGCAGCTTTTGACAGACCCTCAAGGGGTTAAGAAGCTTGCTAATGTTGCTCAGACTATGGACTTCACTATCAAGAATCCAGTTCAATTGGAGAAGATCATGAGCACCTTGTTTGACAGTATGCCGGCTAGTGTTTACATCGGCTTGCAAGGAGAACAGGGACCAGCTGAATAAGCTGTACCAAGCAACTAAAAAGGGAGACTATTAAGTCTCCCTTTCTTTTTAGCCTTCTAAATCGAAGAAGTCTCCGATGTAGATTGACATGAATGGAATTTTGATTAGCACACCCATAAAGGCAAGCACTTCATCCTCCCCTGTGTCATCCATTGTTACAATGTGACAGATGTCATCATTATATTCAATGTCAAAGCCAATACCTACACGTATGTTAAATACTATCATTGTTTAGTTCCTTAAGTTTTTGTTTGTATATCCAAACAAGATGCATTTCTTCTATCTTTTCTGCTGGTGTATACTTTCCTGTATCCAAAAACCTCCAAAAAGTAGAAAGATTTGGTCTAAACACTTTTAGTTTCCTTTTGAAGAAGAACCATTCTTTAACTTCAATCTCTCCAAAGTGGCTTCCGTCTATCTCTCCGAGATATTCAAAAGAGATAATATTCATACTCACTCTCCTTTGTCATTATCAACCATATAAGGCACTGAACGCACTGTAGGGAATTTCTCCTTGAATGCTTCGATTGTCATATCCCTGCCTAAGTGAACCTCAACAAAGCTAGTCCCTTCTGAGACCAGCTTTGCTTTCAGTTGCACACACGCTGGACAATTATCTTTGGTGTATACAACTAATGCCATTAGATTTCACATCCAGCTGCTGTACAAGCTAAGGTCTGTACACCTTCAACATTATCATCCACTTCAATCAGGCTGTTCCAATCAATGGTGGACGGTGTGATGGACAACAAAGCTTCATATTGCTCTTTGGTGCAATCCTCATAAGGGGCTTGTTTGTATGAGCCACCATCATAAGGCAAGAAAGAAACACCAGACATTTCATCGAAATGCTTCCATACAAAAGCACCAACCTCTGGCCATTCAGCTTCTGTCACTGAAATAGTAACTGAAGGCTTATGCTCACACCAATGACGTTGATAGGCAAGCCATAGGCGCAAGTGTTGCAGAGCTGTCAGGTCTTTACGCAACAAAGCACCTTCTGGAGCTTTCTTGGGGAATGTAAACACCACTGTCTGATCTGGCTTCATAACACAAGATTCAGCCTGTACACCAGCCTCAATGAGGTGTTGTGTCAAGGGGTCTTTCTTGTCTCCTCGTACTCTTCGATAATAATACTCAGCATGACGGGCATGAATGCCACTAGCACTATCAGTAAGCTGACTGACAGTCCCGCTAGGCTTAACACAAGTAATGGCAGCAGCAGGAGGAATAGCAAGCTGCTCAGACATAAGCGCATTAGCTGCAATGCATACAGTTTTAAGTTCATTCAACACTTTCTCAAGACGTGCGTCTTCTGGGTTGTTCAACAAAGCGTTATCAAGAATACCTGTCATTGAAACACCCAACAAACGCTCTTCCTCTGTATTCTTCTGCCACACCTTACGCAGGTAGGGGAAGTGTGTCAATGTGCTCTGGAATGTACCCAGAATGGATGCCAAACGTGCCTTACGTTTCAGGGTGTCCACTGTGTCATCAGCACGGACAATGATTTCAGACAAGTTACAGAATTGATATGGACGTAAGATGATCTCTGAGCATGGGTTTGTACCAAATTCAAAGTCTGGATTACGTCTGCCGTTTTGTTTCACAACATGCTTAGCTGCTTCTCGGTTGAAGATGCCTCGCTCACCACTCTTGCTTTCATACAAGCTGAGCCATTCCTGCATGAAAATACCAACATCAGGACGCTCTGTATAGCAGGCACTGTTGTTAGCCAAAGCACGTTGACCATTCTTCTCCCACCATGCACCACTCTTGGCATGACGCATACGGTCATCAGACAGGTTGGACAAGCTAATCATGGCTGAACGGCGTACACCGCCTACAACAACAACCTCACCAATCTTACACATAATGTCATGGCATTCAAGGCTGTTCAACTTACGGCCTTTAGCACCCTTAAACACATTACATACAAACTGGAACAACTCAACCAAAGGCTCAGGACCAGAGGCACGACCACCGAAGGTTTTTAGACGTGCGCCTTTAGGACGAACTTTAGACACATCCCACTTAGGGACTTCGCCTGCATACAACAAGGCAATCACTTGACGTAGAGCCTTAGCCCAGCCTTCTTTGCTGTCAGACACCACAACAGTTGTGTTGCTATCAAACAGCTCTTCTGGAATGTCAGGCAGCTTCTGGATGCTTTGACGCTCCACAGAGAAGCCCACACCAGTGCCACACAAGAGAATGTACATAGCCTCATCAAATGCCTTAGCATCGTCAATAGGCAAATAGCTGCAATTGTAGCCAGCTGTGTTGTCACGCTCCAAGGCTTTGCCGGCTGTCATCAAGCTGCGCATAGAGGGCATCACCTCCATGTTAACAACAGCACTCTCCAGTTCCTTACGCAAAGTGTCGCTAAGCGTGTAGTCGTTGTTCTTCTTCAGATGATTTGCCATAAAGTCGAAATAACGAGCTACTGTCTCTGGCCAATCCTCACGGCGTTGTTGATCATCCAAGTAACGTGCATATCGGCTCTTGGCGATGTATTGCTCGTAACTACCCATATATTGTGTCATGTAAGTTCCTTTTCTATTTTCTCTGCTCTGTCTTCAATTACGTCCATAAACCTGTTAACAAGTTCATCGCTGTCAATGTCTAACAGCTCTAATATTGTAACACAGTCTTCCCTTCTTAGCAAGTCAGCAATGTCATTTATCGTCATTGCCATACTTTTTCCCTAAATACTCAATGGAGAGGAACATTTCATCAAAATGACCATCTTCCACCTCGTTTAGTACCAACAAACCTCGCCAGTGTCTATTGCTCAGCTGGTCCATATAAGACTCATCATGAAGGTAGTAACTACCAGCAATGACAGCACATATTGGCTTACCATCAGCTCGTTTTCCGTAAGCGATTTGTTTGCCTTGCTGATGGCCAGCAATACATGACATATGGAGCTTGTTAATAATCGCACTAGCAGTGCCAGCAGGCCTCCCCATAGCACCAACAGGCCAGTAGTGACTAAAGCCAACGCCAGCAATAAATACAGGGTGTAGGAAAGGATGCACTTCCCAATCTTTTTCATATTCTAAGTCTTTCGTACTAATCAAGCCTTCAAGCATTGGGTTGTTGTTCACTGCCCTGTCAATTCGATTCTCGTGGTTTCCAAGGGTCAAAATCATACGAGGCTTATACACCTTATGCTTGCTCTCTTTCTGGGCCTTCTGGAGGCTTCTAAGAGGTTCTAGGAGCCTTTTCATGCCCTCCTTAGCTGCCTCAATGTCCTTCTGGTAACGCAAGCCTTCAAAATATTTACTTCCCTTGATGTCATGGCTTGAGAGACTAGGCATATCTGCATGATCTCCCAAGTGTACAATAACGTCTGGTTTATATTCACAGATTGCTTTACCGGCCCATGCTAGGTGCTCCATTGGAACGCCTTCTTTAACCTGAGTGTCTGGAATTACTAAGATTCTCACTTCTTCACCTCAACCTTTTCCATAGCTGCTTTGAAAGCTGTCAGTTCATCAATGATGAGAGACACTTTGTTAAGACGTTCTGCCTTTCCTTTCTTGTCATGAAAGCTCAGATCAATGGTCACTGACTTATTACAATCTGAAATCTTAAAGGAGAAGTCTTTATAGCTGCTCAACTCACATTCAGAAGAACATTCAATGAAGGCTGTTCCTGTTTTCTTGTTGAGCCACTTACGTGAATAGTATTTAGTCTCTCCCATGTTCATCAGCCCTTCCAACGATATACGTCTCGTAGTCATACACACTGCCTCCCAATAGATCACCCATCTTTTCAACAACACCAATATAACCAGCACCTTCTAAGAAGTGAAGGAAATAAGGCAGCATCTTATCCCAAGCTTCTTCGTCACTAAAGAAAGTGGTCACTTCTGTTGTTTGAACAGGCTCATATCTGTCATCCACTTCTTTCATTGTCAATGTTAAGATTTTCTTTCCCATATATTTCCTTTATTTGGCCTACCCTAGTGGATTCGAACCACTGACCTACAGTTTAGAAGACTGTTGCTCTATCCAACTGAGCTAAGGGTAGATGTGTTATTCGTAATTATCCCAAGATGTTAAAACAAAAGACAGTTTATAAAAAGGATCACCATCAATTGTTCGTTTATCGGCATGAAAGCCACCAGTAGCTGTACTACCTGCTTCATGTGGGATTAAACATTTCAAAAGACTTCTAGCTGTTCTACGAAGCTCTCCAATAGAAGGATATGCAGAAGGCATTCCCCATTTCCATTCTAAAAGCTCCATTGCTTTATGAACCTTTTGAAAATTAAATTCATCAAGAATGTCTTCAATGATTTCTTCTTCAGTCATACATCTCCTTGATTGCTGGAAACTGTTCCCATATTATATCACGACATTGCTCTGCAACTTCTCTATGTTCTTTCTGAGTAGATACATCAGTACGTATATCAACATAATGAAGCCAAGAACGTAGAGTGCCTTGCATGTACATCTTGCTTTGTGTCATGCCTTCTGGGAGCAGCTTACGGGCTGTCTCTTTAGCAATGCCTTTAGCCAATGCACTTTCATACATAAACTGAGCTTCTTGCAACACACGTCTTTGAGCACCTTCCCACCAATAAGCCAGATAACGGTCTTCAGTTTCAATGCTGTTTTGTCTGTTCTTCTGGTCTTGCAAGCGAGGCTCACTCATCTCAAAGCCTTGGGCTACAGCATAGCGTTGGCTAAACTCCTGAAAGCTGAAGCTTCGATGACGCAAGATTTGACGGGCAATGTCACGTGTGGTGTTGATTTCCATACAGACATTAACCATCTCAAAAGGCGACCAATGCTTGTTCTTAATAAGGTACGAAAGTAGTTTCCCCGCAGATGCATGGTTGTTCTGGTTTTCCGGATTTGATACACGGGCCATATACGCAATCTTTTGCTCCGCTTCCGGTGTTACCCACACAAGGCTCACTTGGCTCATACTGTTTTCCTTCTTCAATTGCTTTCTTTAACACTTCAATAAGCCCTAGATTTACCAGAGCTTGTACTTCCAGAGGAGAGATGGACAACGTGAAATCTGCACTGCCATCCTCATTTTCTTTGACTAAGTTTAAATTCATGTTGTAAAACTCCTCACCATCTCTGGAATATAGCCACCATCAAGTTTAAACCTAGAAGCTTTCTTCACTCTAGCACGAATAAGCTCTTCAGTGTTTGTGTGATATTTACGTTCATATTGATCAGCCTCATAGATGAGTTTAAAACACTCTTCATCATCATGAGCAATGACAACCTGCATACCACCATATTCACTAGCAGGGAATGGAACCCAATAGTTTACAACATAGAGGGTTAGACCATCACTTGATTGTTTTGGCGGCTGTTCTTGTTGTTCGCTTTGCTCTTGCTTTGGGCTGTTCTTGCTGCCCTTGGGTCTGGCCATATAGTTTCCTTTCTTGTTTCTCTTCCTGTGTCTTCACTGAATGACAGGTTTTGCATAACACCTGAAGATTGTCTTTCTCACAAAACATATTATTGATATATTCTTCCCATGATGTAAACCCTGTCTTTGGGTTGACAACAGGTTGAATGTGATCAATCTGTACGTCTGCTGCTACAAACTCTTTCTTACAACAAGCACATTGGTAGTGCATGGCAAGTTTGTTTGTTTTCTTGTTGGTCTTCCTGCCTACATAGGCCTCTTTCAAGGCTTTGTATTTAGGAGGCCACCTCCGTGTCGCTGTACGAAGAGCAGACACTACGAAGCTTCTAAACCTCGCCGGCGTCCATTCTCCACAGTTGTACAAACGTCTGGTGGAGGAGGTTTCCGAATCCTTCAACTTCTTTTTCATCGTGTCCTGTCTCTCCCATTGTAAATTTAATTGCATGTACCAACTCGTGAAAGAAGGTGGCTTCAATTGCTTGTGGTGTCATGTTCTCTTTGATGATAATTTCATACGTCATTGGGTTACATGTTCCCATTTCTGTAATGTCTTTACTCAAAGATACAGTCCACTTACAGCCTGCTAGGTAGAAGCAGGTGAGATAGGAGGGGGTGTCCACATTTGGTTTGGTTCTCTTCGTAGCCATAAAAGTTTTGCATTTTCAAGTGTTCGTTCTTCTCCCAGAGCCTCCAAGCAAACAGCATACAACTCTTGTTCTGTTGTAGCTTTTGCAAGCATCTTCTCTGCCTTCACTGGACCTACGCCCCTGATCCCAACGATGTTGTCTGCTTTGTCCCCCATCAAGATTTGCTTGTAGAAGAAACGCTGTCCTTCCTCTGCGGAGACATAATACTTTTTCTGTTTCACAAAATTGTAATGCCATCCTTGCACCTGATCGAAGTCTTTGTCTAAAGAGACGATGATTGATCTATCGCCTAGCTTTGTTGCACGAATAGCAATGAGATCATCAGCTTCTTCGTTGCTGCTTGTCTTTGCTGACCAAGCTGTTGTTAAGTATTCCCTGAGCAGGGGTAGATGAATTGGTTTATCCGCATCCTTACGGTTGCCCTTATAAGGAGCTGTCACGGCTATCTCTGTTCTGAAGTTGGTGTGTCCAGTTAAGAACACTTCCCATTCATCCAAATCAAGCTGTGACATCAACACATCTTCAAGAAAGGTGGCCATCGTCTTGATAGCCACACTTTCAGGCTCGTCTTTACAGGCAAATGCTATGCGGTAGCACATCATGTCGCCATCAACGAGAGCAATAGACATTAGAGGACCACTTCCTCTTCTTCTTGCTTAGCTGCTTCCAGCTCTTCTTTAGTCTTAGGAGCCACCAGCTCTTTGATCTTGATAGCAGGGTATTTACCACTGTGCATCAATGATGGAGCATTACCATGCATTGCTGTCATCTTGTGTGAATAGCTACTAACAGACAATTCAGCCAATGTGCCATTACCAATCAAAGAGGGATCAACTTCATTGCCTTCAGCATCGACAGCTTTAATTTCCCACTTAGTCTTGACAATGATGTATTTACCACGGCCATACTTGTCATCTTTCTTTTCTTTCACCTTCACATTAAGCTCGTTCTTCAATCGGTCAACGAGGCTGTCAGACAGGTCCCCAATGCAGATTTCATAGCGAGTCTCAGCAGGGTTGAACTCGGTGTTAGGCTTAGTCATGTGCTGTGCCCAGAAGAGTTTACCAACCAGTTTTACTTGTGTCATTTTAGTTTCCTTTGTTTAGTTAAAATCCTGCTTACCATACTACAGGGACACTGCCCTCCAGACCCTCTATGCTATGGGCATAGCGTCATACGGAGCTTAGTTGTCTTTCAACAACTGTGCCGGATCAAGCTGATTACTTGAGAATGCCAGAGAGCATTATTGTAACGTATTTCCACTTGCTTTGTCAAGAGCACCTCGACAAATTAAATTAGAAACAGCATTGTTGAGAATATGCAACACTTCCTCTTCGCTGTCAAATGGGCTATGCACCAAGAAGAGTTGATTATCTCTTACGAAGATGTGCACAGATGTTTCACATTCTTCTGCCAGCTTTCTAAGTTGTTCTTCATTGTCCATCAGTATGTTCCTTTATGTAGTCTGCTGCTTTTATTAAAAGCTCTGGATTATCTTGAAAGAGCCCTAAACCTCTATTACAGTTATGACAGAGAAGCTTCCTAACTTTTCCTGTTTTATGACAGTGATCCACAGCAAGTTTTTCATTGTGATTATTCTTACCAATTAAGAATCCTTCATCCTTACAGATGTAACATTTATTGTCTTGCTTTTCTTTCATTTCAGCAAGAGTCAATTCAGTTATTCCATAATTTCTTTTGTAGTAAGCATTCTTTCCTTTACATTCAGGCTTGCAATATACATTACAAGGGTTTGTGGGGATAAATGTTTCACCACATGTCTTACATTTTTTTTCTTTAAAATACCCTTGAGGATACTTGTTAGTGTGTTTCATACCAGTTTACCCCATAATTAGCTTCTGCGTCTACTGGACATCTGAATTGTAGCATAGTTCCTGCATCCCTTGCGGCTTGTACAACAATATTTCCAACTTTCTCTGCGTAAGTAGCAGATGTCTCAAGCTGTACTTCATCATGAACCCAAGCAACAAGTTTATAAGGAATTTTACTCTTTATCAGAGCATTTGTGAAGTTAACTATCCATTGCTTAGCAACAATAGCCCCTGCACTTTGAAGAAGACTATTCAAAGCAGCATGTTCACTGCGAATCCAAATCTTCCTGCCATCAATGGCCGGTATTTTACCAAGAGCAGCACAAGCATCAACTTTAACCTTCAATGCCTTCAATGAAGGTGTGTTGTTCATAAAGTTATCAACTAACTTTTTACCTTCTTTTTCAGAACCTCCTACAGTTGCCCCAACCTTAGCACTTCCAGCACCATACAGCACAGAATAGGTAAGTGTTTTACTCAAGTTTCTAGCATCTTTATGTTCTTTGCTATAATTTTTAACTGTACCCATAGGAACGAGCCCAAAAGCTTGTGTATTCTTCCAATGCACATCGCCTTCTAACAGTTCCTTTTGCCATTCAGCATCTTGCATGTAGTGAGATAGACATCGAAGCTCAATACCAGCCAAGTCAACACCTACCAACACATTACCCTTATCCACTGTCCACACCTCACGACATTCCTTACCATAAGGGCTGGATGTGTTAGGGATTTGGGCCATATTTGGAGAACTATGTGTAGCCCTACCTGTTACTGCCCCATTGGTAATGACACGTCCGTGTACCCTACCATCTTCTCTCACCTCTTCTAGCCAGCTAGACACCTGTGCTACACGTTTCTGTAACATTAGATATTCAAGCAAAGCCTTAGCTTCTGGCAGATCAATCTTCTCTAGCACCTTCTCATCAACAATGATGGAACCTTTGTCTGTTGTCTTGGAAAACTTAACACCAAGTCCTTGCAACCTCTCAGCAATCTGTTGTCGAGAGCCGGGATTGAAAGGAATAGAGCGTGTCTTCATAGGACCAGCAACTGCCTCATCGGCCTTAGAAGCCTTCATACCTGCCTCTTTGAGCATAGCCTTAAGCTCCCCCTTAGTTTCTGCTTGAAGGCCCTCTACGGCCCAATAAGCAGGTTTCTTCATCTCTTCAATGACAGGAGGGAAGATAGTTTGTAATTGATTTTCAATATCAACCATCTTACCTGATAGAGTCGCCAATAAGCCCTGAGCTTTCGGAATGTCAAGTTTAAAACCATGTTCATGTTGTTTGTTTAGGATGATTGCTACATCGTGTTCAAGCTTCCTGCATTGCTCAGAGAACTTCTCTTGATCAAGCATCTTGTCAATGAGCTTTTCAACTTTAACCAACACAGCTACGTCTTGTTGGCAATAGTCAAACATCAAGGGCAGGTCTGGATTGTCATAGCAGTTACCTTCTAGGCCAAGCTCTTTCCAAAGGTCTTCATAGTCAATCTTGCTCTCTCCAACTCTTTCGCCCCATGCTTTCAGACTGTGGCCTCCTTCGATATTTGGATTGTACAGACGAGACAAAATCAAGGTATCTTTCGCTTTCTTCGCTGGTATCATCACTCCCCAGCACTTCTTTAGAACTGGCCCATCGAAGCCTATCAAGTTGTGAGCGATCACTGTTTCTGAGTTTGCGATTAAGGGTGTGAGTGTATCCGGCTTTGTGTGACATACATATCCATTGGTTTCATCATACGTGAAACAACACCAAATCTTTTTGTGATCTGTTGTTGTCTCAATGTCGAGGTAGAGCTTCACTTTTTCTCCAGTTGTTTTTCCACCAGTGTAGCATAGCCTGCAATGTCGTGCCAGCTATCATCGTAATAGGGGTTGCCATTCATGATGCGTGACATCTTGTTGCAAATCATGTCAAGGCTTTCTTGCATGTATGGCTCCATGTTAAACCAGCCTTTGGTGCGGCGCAAGGCAAGCTTCAGTTCTTGTGCTGTATAAGACACATCACGGTAGTCACCATAGTTGTTACCACGTTGCTCAAGGGTTTCATCAATTGTTTTGTTCATGTTTGTCTTTCTTCCAATCATTACAGGGGCAATCTTCTTTAGTTCATCGGTTTCACATCGAATGGGGACAATGCCGGCATCTAGACGTTCACGTAATAGCTTACCTAGTGTGTTGTCTTTGATGAGATTGTCCCATTCAAAGTCACCCCAATCATCTGTGTAGTGTTCTTTCATCTTGCTCATACAAAGTCTTTCAATTTAGGTGGACGATAATTAGGACCCTTTGTTATCTTACCATAAGGAGAGAAAATAGGGGTTCCTGTCTCTTGATTAAATTTGCTCCAGTTGCTCCGGTTCACTTCTTCAATTGCTTCGGCTGTACGCATTTTAGCACAATGCCCAACACCAATAGCAGTAACAACCTGATCAGCCAAGCTGTCGAGGAACGCTTCACGATCTTTGATAGAAACAATTGTCTCTCCTTGTTTCAAACGTGTAGCCAAGAGGTTTAGCTCATCAGCTAATGCAGCCCAGCTGTGATGAATTTCAAGAGCATCAAACATCTCAACAATTTCCTCGATGTGACAGCCTAGCTGCACCTGCAAGTCATCGTCTGTTGGCTCTGGTCTAGCACGTTTGTGCCATAGTTCTACGTTACGCATACTCATACTTTCAAGTTTAAAAACAAACCAATCTGTGCAAAGGCATAGCCACACCAGATCATTCCGTTACTGGTTTCCCCTTTATACCATTGTAACACACCTACAATGGCATAGCCAATGCCTGTTGCTCCTACAATAATTTGTTCAATCATACTTCACCTCTTTCAAAATCTTCGCATTTACGCTTCCATCCCCACACACCCATATGAACTTGTGAAAATGTCTTAGGCTCGTAAAAACGTGGTTTGTGTTTTAAAGCGCAAACGTCTTTGTAGTTTTCATCTTTCACCAAAAAGTGTTTGCACTCATCGCACCAGTTTGTAGGTTTTGTCATGCTTCACCTCTTTCTCGGATTAATTCTTCGGCTTCTTCAAAACAGATTACGGCATCTTCATCGCCAACTACCAATGCTTCATCTGCCAATCTGCCGCACACCTTTGCACATGCCTCACGCTCTTTAGCTGCTACCAGTTTGGCAAAGTATTCATCACGCAATCCAATGTAATTTTTACCGCCAATGTCCATTGCATCTGCATAAGCGTCTGCCTGTTGAGCAAATTCCATAATTTCATCTTGGTTCATTTCTTTTTCTTTCTTAAGACAAGCAGCTTGGTTGTCACCTTCACATACTTGTTTCCATCTGGATCAACCCTTTCCACCCCATGCATTGTCTTTGCAGGAAAATTAGAGGGGAAAGGCCATGTTGTGTCTTCTTTAAAGGGTTTCTTCGGCACGTTCAATCATCCTCCCCGTGTGTTTATTGTACAGCAGCTTGCAGGCAGGACCTGTAATGCCACTGAAACGGTTCTTAAGCACTCTCACCTTGGTGGTGTTACGCTCTGTAATGTCTTCATGCTGTCCATTACGTTCCAAACCAATCACCATGTCTGACAACTGTGCAATGGAGCCTGAGCCACGAAGCTGAGCCAAGGATGTAGCAGCTCCCTCTTCATGGCCTTTGTCGCTTGGACGCTTCAAATGGCTCACAATGATGAGAGCAATGTTTGTCTCTTGCACCAACATACGCAGCTTAGTCATAATTTCATCAATGGCTTTACGTTCATCACCACCCTCTTGTGCTGAGACAACAATGGAAATGTGGTCAAGAAACACATACTTACATCCCATGCCCTTGGCCATGAAACGCACACGGTTGAGAATGTTATCAATGGATGTGGAACCAAAATGATCAAACAAAAAGAGACGGCCTGTACCGAGGGTAGCATCAAAGGCTTCTTTGCGTTGCTCTGTTGTAACATCAACATCAGGCAAATGTAAGGGAACATTAGCACACACGCTCATTATGGACAAAGCTGTTTTCTTCACGCTTTCCTCCAAGAACATCAAGCCAATGTTGTCTTCTGTCTTTTGTAGGATGTGCCATACAATTTCACGCAATGTCTGGCTCTTACCAAGACCTGAGCCTGCTGTAATTGTCACCAGCTCACCAGAACGAATGCCATATGTCAGCTCATTAAGACCAACCCATGGGTAGTCACAGTCTGCCTTCACCATAGGTGCTGACACCTCTTCCCACAGAGAAGAACCTGCCACAATGCCGTCTGGAACAGCTGTCTCAGCTCCCCACCAACGGTCAATGAATTCCTTTTCCTTGCCGGCCATAAGGAAGTCACAGCCATCTTTATATCCGTCAATACCCTTGAACACCTTGGCTTTGCCGGAAAACACAGAGGCCACAGCATTAGCCGCCTGCTTGCCTACATCATCATTATCAAAACAAATGACAATGTTCTCAAAGGAAGACAGCCATTCATAATGCTCTTTGCAGTCTTTGACAGCCCCACCGGCTCCGTTACGCACAGACACCACAGGCCATTTAGAGCCAAGCATTTGATAGACAGCTAGAGCATCATACTCCCCTTCCACCACGGTGACATACTTGCCTCCCTTGGTGAACAGCTGTTGGCCAAACAAGCCACTACCTTTCCACTCACCGGCTGTGCTGAAAGCCTTCTCTGCAATGCTTCGTTTCTTGGCAGCTACAAGCTTGCCGTCCTTGAAATAGGGAAAGAATACATTACTAGTGTCAGCAACTACCCCATACTTCTCCACAGTGGCCTTGGCAATGCGTCTAGAGGCAATTGATGGGCTTGGGAGGCCGGACATAGAGGCACGTAGGCTGTCAATGGCTTCGCTGTAGTCTTTTGTTTCCATGAATGTTTCTAGCATGTTGTTGCTCTGTGTTAATGTGTGGCAAACAAAACAGAAGGTGCTTCCGTCTTCGTTGATTGATAAACCATCACTGCTTCCGCAGCTCGGGCATGGTTGGTGTGTCTTCACGAACGCCATGTTCTTCCTTAGTTTCTTTTTGTGTTTCCTTGTCTTCCTTATTGCCGAAGATGAGGTCCCAATTGTTTAGAATGGCTTGCACATTTTCTTTACGTCTTGCACTTCCCTTTCCTCCATCGCCATGTGTCATGGATTCTCCTTAATAAGCTTTGGTTGTAGCATCATAGCTGCTCGTGCAGCTTGAATCTCTTGCAGCTTCTTGATGTGTTCAATTGTACTGTTTTTCAAATCGTTTGATGGGGTAGTTTTGTAATCCATTTGTGGGAGTACAAAAGCTCTGGCTTTATCGATAGCTTCTTGTAATTGTCTTGCATTCATGTGTTCTTCTCCTTGAGTTTGGCTTCAATTGCCTCAAAAACCTCGTCATCTTCTTTGCAATCAAGCCACGATGAAAATAAATCTTTTTCTTCATCCGTCAACCCAACCCATGTGCGTTGTTGTGGTGTGGTGTAAAGCAGCGTATTCAGTGGAAGGTCCTCATACAAACTTACCAAAGAACCAGCCCAATCTTCACCAATATACTTTGCCACAGGCTCACCCTGCTCTTGCTCACGAAAACCAACTTCAACGTCATAAGCAGATTTCCAAACAATAGAGTCTTGCTTCCACAACTCTGCTTTGATGCGCAAACGCTCTAGCTCATCTGTTAGCTTTTTGCAGTTGTCACACGCCACAGGCCCCTGCTCTTGCTGAGTTGTCAAGGAATCCTTTACACCTACCACCATTTTCGTGGCGTCAGGAATATGGGTGTTACGTTTTCTCCATCCTTTAGCTGTCATGTCAATGTTTCCAATTGTTTAAAAGCTCTTGCATGAAGGCCTTCTCTTGCTCTGTAAACTCACGGGCCTCATTACTTGCGTTCAACACAATACCAATGGCCTGTAAGAATCCATCATATCCAATGTGCTTGATAAGGTCACGAATGTCCATCATGGTGAACATCAAATGAGCCTCAAGCTCTTCAACATTAGCTCTCATCGTCTTCTCCATTAACGTCATCCTCTTCGTGTCTTAAATCCATACGCTCAATGCTACACACGTCTTCCTTGATGTGATGATAGCATCCATTGCATACATCTAAAAAATCCCCTGTCACAGCACTCTTACGAGTTGCTTCAAAGTCAGACAGCTCAGCATTACAACAATAACATCTCATAGTTTCTCCTTATAGCTTATAAGTCTACATATAAGCTTATTAACATTATTATGTTAACACCTATAAGAAGACTTCTTAAGAAGCATTGTACCCTGTTTTGCAAAGCTGTCAACATGTTGTTAAAAACTTGTGTCTTGTTGTTGTTTATACGCAACAAGCAGGTCTTGTAAAACATCTTCTGACAACAAGCTTACAAACTCATGGCCTCCAACTAACACACTTTCCACATAGGAAATGTCTTCTTCAAATTCTAAGCCTGTGTGATGGTCAAGACGGTGAACAGCAATTGCCTTAACTGCCACCATGAAGGGCACACCAGCATAGCTCAGAAGCTCATAATGTGGGTTGTAAATGTTGTTCATTGCTTAGCTCCTTGTTCCATCTTCCACTTTGTTGCTTCCATCCACATGCCCAAGGAATCCAAGATGGATGTGTCTGCCCAATGTCTTTCCATGATTGAGCCATTGAAATAGTCTTTAACAAACTTTGACACATGTTCTACGTCCACTTCACCCACGTGGTTGTCATATGCCCGTACAAAGGCTGCTTGTTCTTCTGCTTTCATGGTTTCCCCTTTATCAATGCATCAATGATGTGTTTCAATGTCAAATAGACGGCTCTCAATGTGTTCATACATCCTCACAAAGGGAGGCAAGCACACCAGAGACAATTCCCACCCACAGCAAACCCCCAAGAAGGCCTCCAAAAGCCCCTACAAGGCCTGTAAAAGAGGCACAGAAGGCCCAGATAAGGAAACACACAAAAAGGGCGTGTATGGCCACGTTAGTCAGTTTAGTTTTCATGTCAATCTTTCCAATAAGTGTTGTTTTTATGCAACATATTACACATTTATTCCATCAGCTCGGCATACACCGGCCCAATGTCCACCCATCCGTTCATTTCATACGCCTTGTCGATGGCGTCCTCCATGCTTTCGGCCTCCACTTCAAACTCATAGCCATAGCCGGCATCATGGTCCACGTATATCATGTATGTTTTCATTGTTCAGCCTCCACGCTTTCAACTACCCAATCACTCTCACCTGTTCTGTAAAAATCACCACCATCCATGTCTTTGGCTATTCGCCACGCTTGGTCGTCATTCTCAGCCTCAATTTCCACCGTGCAAACCACCTTATAGCTTGCAGTTACAACATAAGTTTTCATTTTACATTCTCCACATTGGTGCATCAGGCATCTTTGCCCTTTGCTGTTGCTCATATTCCTTGATGCGCTCAGGCGTCCAAGGGGTTAAGGGAAATTCTTTACATGGGAATGGCCACACATTAGCCACCCACGTGCACAACAACAAAATGGTCCCGCATAAACACCTGTGCGTCCATCTCATCCATGGCCACAAGGACCCCAAGAATGCGATTGTATGTGTCACGCTTTGAATGATAATAATCGGCGTCACGTTCCCCTGCAACAAAATTACGCCATTGGTTTTGCCTGTAATTGGCCTCAATGTCACGCTTAAGCGAATGGCTGCGATAATGGGCCTTGAAACCTTCAAGGTTATAATGGGCAATGAATCCGGAGCACAAATTCAAATATTTATAGCCCGTGTTATTCAGGTGTTCTATATCCTTGCAGGCTTTGAGCACATTGTTGGCGATTGTCGCTTGCTGGCGTAGTGTTAATGGTTTCAACATGTTATCCCCTTAAAGTTCTTGGCCCATCATATAGGCCACTGTAAAATCTACAATTTCCCCTTCGCTTAGCCATTTCCCGCCGGTAACGTGTTCAAGTGTTAACACGTTCAAGCCGTAGGCATGGCGCAAATAAGCGCATTCAAGGAAAAACAAATTATGCATTTTCCTGTACGTTTCCACGTTAGCCCCTTATTTGACCGATACAATAAGGCCATTGGCCATTGTCACATTGGCAAAGAATTCACGGCCACGGCCTGTAATGTGCGGACGATTTGCGCCGGTTATAATTCCATTGTCCCGATATTCCGGCCCAAAAAGGCTGGTTTCAATGTAGCGCAAAGGCTTACCAACATTTTCTTTTAGTTGCTTTTTAGATTCGTAATTAAATACTAACATTTTAAACCCCTTTTCTTGGTGTTAAAACAATGCGACAGTGCATCACAAAGGCCACGTCATGGCCTTAAGGCTACATTGTAGGCATTCAATGACGGGCTAGCCATTCCCACGTTATACCGGCCGGCTTGAATTCGTCCGTCTCAATTAACATTTTGATAAATGCATCTCTCTCTGTCATTGTGGCCACATTTTCTATGCGCCATGCCTTTTTAACGTAGTTATATGCTTGAATTCTGTACATGTTAGCCCCTTTGCTCAGTTAATGACAAAACCCGTAGTGTCACGTTTTGCGGCCCCTTTTGCATATAGGCCCACAATGACGCCTTGAGCGTCTAAATGACGCACGTCACTATCATCCCCTGAAATTACGGGCATGCCTTGAAAAACCACGGGAATGTTAGCCAATGAACGGAAAACCACGGCCATGCGCATGCCCTTTTCTTTTGCTTTGTCCACATAAGGGGCGAAGGTAGAAACACCACTATAGCTAAATGTTAGATCATAATTTGCGGGAATGCCTTTGCGGCCGGCGTCCTTGGTGTAGTCATAGAATTGCACATCCGGAAAAGCTTCGAATATTGTAGCGCCTTCGAATGGAATGGTTTCCCAGCGAATATCAGACGTGCCATTGAGGCGCACCAATGGCTTAAGCCCCTTTTTCTCGGCCTTTTTGATCAATGCCTTAATATTCTTGAATAACGTGGCCATGAATGCTTCTCTATCTTCAAAGAAAAACAAGGTTTTATCAATGCGAGATTGTTGCACATTATTGAATGCACCACGGCCGGCACTGTATAAACAAGCCTTAGCACATCCGGCCTTCTCGGCCATGGCGCACGTATTGTATTTTGTAACCGTGGCCGGTGCTAAGTATAGAATGCCGGTTAGATAGCCAAGCTTTTCCCCTTTTACGGTTTTACTATCTACAGAGACAGAGAGAAGATTTTTAGAGCGCTTGAATGTGGACATAGTAAACCCCTTGAATGTTAGAGAGAGAAGCCGGTAAGCAAAGCAAATAGCCCCATGATTGCAACAAAGTATACAATGCCCAATAAGACATTGAGAAACAATTTATATGCTAGGTGTTTTGCGGATGTATTAGTCATTGTGAACCCCTTAAGGTTTGTTTGTGATGCTTGATATATTGCAAGCACCATGCCAGCCCTGAAATGTTAGCCTTTTAGTATTAGTTTTATATGGCTAATCAATACTATTTAGGCCATAATCCTATAACATTAAACCTTTTCTATTCATTATCAATGCACCAACAATGTGCAACAATGGCCTATAAGCACCAACAATGTGCAACAATGTGCACCAATTTGGTTGCTCTGTGGATAACTATGTAGTTGTGCACAGGTTGTTAACAGCTGCCTGTGGAAATCTGTTGGTGTTAGTGGTTTCCCTTATGCTTTGCAGGTGCTAATAGGGTGCTAATAGGGTGCTAATAGGGTGCTACCTAAGCCCTCATGCTCTGCCCTGTGGATAACTCTGTGGATAACTTTAATGACCAGTCAGTCAGTAAGCCAAATGCGAATGGTTATCATTATCAGGCCCGGGGGAGGAGAACAAGGGTAGTAAACTTTATAGGTACCCACCGAGACACAAAAAAGAGGAAAACTGGCAAAAAAGAAAGCATTAAGTTAGTGAGTGCTCACTTAGCTAACTCGTTGATTTTAAACAGAAAAGCCACCAAAGCATTAAAAACAATTGGGGACAGGTTAAATGTCTGACTAAAACACTCAACTTTTAGCCATTTAGTGCTTGACAAGACTAAAAAAGTATGCTATAATGAATACATAGTATGTAATTAAGGAAGACATACTAAGGGACTACTAAGGATGGTCTTCTACTTTAAAGGCAGCCCACTAAGGCATAGAAGTTTAATTAACATAATAAGAAAATTATCATTATAATGTTAAACTTACTAACTCCTAGGAGTACATTAAAGTAGAACATATAAGCTTTGCATTCTTGACTGAATGACATAGAAGCTTGCCTGAATGTCTATGTATGTTGTATAGATGTTTGTTGTTGTTATAAACACATTGTTGTTGTTGAATATAGGCCCATATGGACACCCTAAACACTGAAATTAAAAAAAGAGGAAGAGGCAGACCCCGTAAGGGAGAAATTGTTGCCAAGAAGAAGCCCGGTAAAATAGGCAGACCATTAGGGGAAGCTGGCATCATTGCTGAATATAGAGCAAGGATGTTGAACAGCCCTAAGAGCAAACTTGTCTTAGAGAAGGTGTTTGATGCTGCTTTGGAGGATGGTCATCCCCATCAGGCAGCTGCTTGGAAGTTGGTTTTAGACCGTATTGTCCCAGCCAGTGCCTTTGACCCACAAAAGGCTGGAGGGGCTAAACCAATGGTAAATATCACCATCACAGGGGTTGGAGGAGAAACCACCATTGTTGGTGAGAACGACACATTTGATAATGTAGAGGATGTGGAGTTTAAGGATGTCTGAGCTTAAGATTGAACTCCTCCCTTGGCAGCAGAAGGTGTGGAATGATGAGACACGTTTTAAAGTGGTTGCTGCTGGACGTAGAACAGGCAAGTCTAGACTAGCTGCCTATTTGCTCATTGTTAACGCCTTACAGGCCAATAAGGGGCATGTATTTTATGTTGCTCCTACACAGGGGCAGGCAAGAGACATTATGTGGCAAACCCTGCTTGAGGTGGGCCATAGTGTCATTACAGGTAGTCACATTAACAACTTACAGATTAAGCTGGTTAATGGGGCCACCATCAGTCTTAAAGGGGCTGATAGACCAGAGACAATGCGTGGTGTTTCGTTGAAGTTTCTGGTTATGGACGAATATGCAGACATGAAACCAGAGGTGTGGGAACAGATTTTACGTCCTGCTCTGGCTGACCAAAAGGGCTGTGCTTTGTTTATCGGAACCCCTATGGGCCGTAATCATTTCTATGACCTCTATCAACATGCCTGCAAGGGAGAAGATCCAACATTCAAGGGATGGCATTTCACCTCTTATGACAACCCCATTCTAGACCCTAAAGAAATTGAAGCAGCCAAGAAGAGCATGTCTAGCTTTGCGTTTAGACAAGAATTTATGGCTTCATTTGAAGCACAGGGTGGTAATCTATTCAAAGACGAATGGATTAAGTTTGATGAGGAAGAGCCGAAGAATGGTGACTATTACATTGCTTGTGACTTAGCCGGCTTTGCAGACGAGAGCAAGGGAAGCAAGAGCAAGAGACTAGACAACAGCTCCTTTGCCATTGTTAAGACCAACGAGCAAGGCTGGTGGGTGAAAGACATTGTTTATGGCAGATGGACTGTTGAAGAGACAGCCCGTAAGCTATTCACCCTCGTTAAGAAATATGAGCCTATGGCTGTAGGCATTGAGCGTGGCATTGCTAAGCAGGCCGTTATGCCCTACCTGACAGACATCATGCGTAAGAACCAGACATTCTTTAGAGTGGAAGAGCTTACACACGGAAACAAGAAAAAGAGTGATCGTATTGTTTGGGCCTTACAGGGGCGCTTTGAACACGGTCAAATTGTGTTGAACAAAGGGGAATGGAATGCTGAGTTCTTAGATGAGCTGTTCCAGTTTCCCAACCCAATGGTGCATGATGACTTGATTGACTCGTTGTCATACATTGAACAGCTTTCTAAACAGGCATATGTGTCTGAATGGGAAGAGGAAGAAGAATATGAACCTATGGACGCTTTTAGCGGATATTGATGAACCCACAATGCCCCTTGGCTCTTCGGAGCACAGAACATAACATTAGAAACCATTTAAAGGCCGTTAAAGAGGTTGGTTTAGGTCCGGCAGACCCTAGACAGTCTAACAAGGCTTTTTGGCAGGATAAGGCCTCTAAATGGGACTGCTCAGAAGGCGATGCAAGAGGCCGTCTATGTGCCAATTGTGAGCACTATCTGGCCACCACACCAATTAAGCAATGTATTGAAGAAGGCCCAATGAAGAAGTTTAAAACTTCTATGGTGGACAAAAGCTTTGTAGACATTGAAAGCAAACCAGTGGCATGGTGTATGTTGTATGACATCACTTGCTCACCAGTAAGAACATGCGACAGCCAAGAACTTGGTGGTCCTATTGACGATGCTAGAGCAGCACAGTTGGATGCTGTAGACCTAGAAGAATATAACAATCCATTTGCAAGCTCTTTTGACGAGGAATAATATGTTAGAAACAGAAAACACACAAGAACATTCAAAACTTGCTAGTTGGGTGATTCAAAAGGCTGATAAATGGCGTGATCATTACACCAGCAACTATGCTCAAAAGCATGAGGAATACTATCGCTTGTGGAGAGGCCAATGGGATGCTCAAGACAAGACACGTGAGAGCGAACGTAGCCGCCTCATTGCCCCTGCCCTGCAACAAGCCGTAGAGAGTAGCGTTGCTGAGGTTGAAGAGGCCACCTTTGGCCGTGGTAAGTGGTTTGACATCAAGGATGATGTAGCAGATAAAGAGAATGATGACATTACAGCAATGCGTCTTAAGCTCGATGAAGAGTTTAAATTTAACAAAGGACGTAGACAAATTGCTGAAGCCTTGTTGAATGCTTCTGTCTATGGTACAGGCTGTATGGAGCTTGTGTTGGACGAAGTGACAGACTTGGTTCCTGCAACACAGAGCGTTCTGGATGGCGCTATGAAGGCTGTTGGTGTAATGCAAAAGCAACGCACAGTGGTTAAGTGGAGACCAATTCTCCCTCAAAACTTCCTGATTGACCCAGCTGCTCCCACCATTGAGGAAGCCTTGGGTGTTGCCATTGATGAGTTTGTCCCTAAACATCAAGTGGAACAAAACATTGAAGATGGTGTTTATCTGGATGTAGACATTGAACAAGCTGCTCCTGATCAAGACTTAGAGCCTGATCAAGACCTAACAGTGTATACAGATGACAAGGTGAGACTGACCAAATATTATGGCTTAGTTCCAACAGACTTATTCAAAGAAGCCACCATGGGTGAAGACTATGTTGAGCCGGCTGACGATGAAGCAGAAGACGAGAAAGAATCTGAATATACAGAAGCCATTGTTATTGTTGGTAATGGTGGTGTGTTGTTGAAGGTTGAAGCCAACCCATACATGATGCAAGACCGCCCTGTGGTGGCTTTCCCTTGGGATGTGGTTCCCGGTCGTTTCTGGGGCCGTGGTATCTGTGAGAAGGGCTATAACAGCCAGAAAGCCCTCGATGCAGAGCTTCGTGCTCGTATTGATGCCTTGGCCATGACTGTCCATCCAATGATGGCTATGGATGCTACAAGGATGCCTAGAGGCTCTAAACTGGAAGTACGTCCCGGTAAGAACATTCTGACCAACGGCAATCCACAAGAAATCTTGATGCCCTTTAAGTTTGGCAGCATTGATCAAATTACCTTTGCTCAGGCTGAACAGCTTCAAAATATGGTGCAGATGGCTACAGGCGCTATTGACGCTAGTGGCATGTCTGGTGTGGTTAATGGGGAAGCAGCGGCAGGCGCTGTTAGCATGTCTTTGGGTGCCATTATTAAGCGTCACAAACGCACCCTTATTAATTTCCAAGACAGCTTCCTCATCCCTCTCATTGAGAAAACTGCCTATCGCTACATGCAATATGACCCAGAGAACTTCCCTGCTAAAGACTTCAAGTTTGTAGCAAGCAGCACTCTCGGTGTCATTGCCCGTGAATATGAGGTTACACAACTGGTGCAACTCTTACAAACCCTTGGTCAAGACAGCCCAATGTACCCAATGCTGGTGGAAGCGGTGGTGGATAACATGTCCCTCTCCAACAGAGAAGACCTGATTAAGCAGCTCAGAGCCTTGAATCAGCCCAATCCAGAGGCTCAACAAGCTCAGCAAGCTCAAATGCAGATTCAATTGGCTTCTGCACAGGCTCAAATTCAGCTCTTGCAGGCTCAAGCCGCTGAAAGCCAAAGCAGAGCAGGTAAATATCAGATGGAAACTCAGGCAATCCCTGAGAAAGTACAGAATGATCGTATCAGAGCTGTTTCAAGCAACATCCAACCCGGTAATCAGGATGATAAAGAGTTCGAAAAACGAGCCAAGATTGCTGAATTGGTCCTAAAAGAGCGTGACATTGCAAGCAAAGAGCGCATGGTGGACAAGCAAATGACGTCTAATGATTAATTTGTATTAAAAAGAGCCACAGGTATTGACAAATAAGCTTACCTGTGGTATAATAACAACATAGCATCCAAAAAGAAGGAGAAATGCTGTGTCAGATAGAGAATATTACGAACATCTTATCAGTTTGTTTGCATCAACAGGCTGGAAACTATACCTAGAAGACCTTGAGGACAACCTTAAGGGCTTACAAGACGTAGGTTCCATCTCAAGTGCAGAACAATTCTGGCAAAGAAAGGGACAAGTCGAGCTTCTCACTCGTCTTATTGGCTACCAACCTCTTATTGAACAACATTATGAGGCTACGTATGGCAATTAGGGCTTTTGATTATGCGTGTCCCACAGGTCATGTTACAGAACATTTTACCTCGAGCATGGAAGAGGAAATAAAGTGTCCTGAATGTGGCCTTCTAGCGTCTAGACAAATTTCTACTCCTCAAGTGAAACTTGAAGGAATTTCTGGTGACTTCCCCGGGGCATATAGAAAATGGGAAGCAGTTAGAAGAGAAAAGATGACGATAGAAAACAAGCGGAACAGCTAACTTGTTAGCGTTCTTTTAAAACTTTTCCATAATGCTATTAAGCACGGAGACTATATGGCACAATTTATTGACGAAGGTTTAGATAACACAATTGAGGATGTTTCTAACATTGTAGAAGACCAGCAACAAGCTAATGAAGAGCCTGTCGTTGACAACCAACCACAAGAGGAAGAAATTCCTGAGCGATACAGAGGTAAGAGTCCAGCTGAAATTATCCGTATGCACCAAGAAGCTGAAAAGCTGATGGGCAGACACAGTAAGGAAGTTGGTGAACTGAGACGTATTGTAGACGATTTTGTTAAGACCCAATCCGTCACAAAACAGGCCCCGCAGGACGAAGAGATTGATTTTTTCTCTGACCCTCAACGAGCAATTGAACAAGCTGTAGCTAAGCATCCAAAGATTAAGGAAGCTGAAACACTTAATGCACAACTGGCACGTCAAGCGGCGTTGCAGCAGTTGCAAGCAGCCCACCCAGACTATCAAGCGGTCTTGAATGATGAAGGATTTTCTGAATGGGTTGCAAAGAGCAAAGTGAGAAGCGAACTTCTATCTAGAGCAGACCAGCGTTACGACTTCGATGCTGCTGATGAACTCCTTTCTACATGGAAGGAACGTAAGCAGATGGTGAGCCGTGAAGTGAATATGCAAAAGGAAGAGCGTACACGACAGCTGAAGCAAGGCTCAACTGGTTCCGCAAGAGGCACTGGTGAGGCTCCTAGTAAAAAGAAATATCGGCGTGCTGACATTATGGCTCTCATGCGAGACGATCCAGAGCGTTACATGGAACTCCAACCTGAAATTATGTTGGCCTACCAAGAGAAACGCGTAATTTAATAACTTTATGAAAGACTTTTAAAATGGCAACTTCTACCTACCCAGCACAAGGCGGCGCAGTCGGCGCTACCGAAGCAACCAATTTTACCCCCGAACTGTGGTCTGATGAGATCATTGCTTCTTACAAAAAGAACATGGTGTTGAGCCAGTTCGTTCGTAAGATGAATTTCAAGGGCAAGAAAGGCGACTCTCTGCACATCCCAGCTCCTAGCCGTGGCCTTGAAGCCAAAGCTAAGGCTGAGAACACAGCAGTTACTCTGCAAAACCTGAGCCAATCAGAAATCGTTGTGTTGTTGAACCAGCACAAAGAAGTGTCTTATCTCATTGAAGACATCGTTGAAACCCAAGCCATCCCAACTCTGCGCCGTCACTACACTGATGACGCTGGTTACGCTATGGCTAAAGATGTGGATGACGCATTGTGGGCTTTGGTGAAATCTTTGGGTGATGGCGATGGCTCTGACTACACTCACAGCCGTTCGTTCCAATTCAACACCTCTACAGGTGCATTGGAAGCCTATGACGCTGACGGTACTTCTGACATCGGCGCTTTCGCTGATAACGGTTTCCGCCGTGCAATCCAGTATTTGGATGACGCTGACGTTCCTATGGACGGTCGTGTGTTGGTGGTTCCTCCTTCATTGCGTAACGCTTTGAACGGCACTGCACGTTACACTGAGCAAGCCTTCGTTGGTGAAATCGGTGGTCAAAACACTATCCGTAACGGTGAAGTGGGTAACTTGTATGGTATCCCTGTCGTTGTGTCTAGCAACTGCCCAACACTGGAATCTGGTGTGAAGGGTGCTTTGTTGGCTCACAAAGATTGGGCTGTGTTGGCAGAGCAAATGTCTGTCCGTTCACAAGTTCAATACAAGCAAGAGTTCTTGGCAAACTTGTTCACATCTGACATGTTGTACGGCACTAAGGTGCTCCGTGCTGATGCCGGTGTGTTGTTGGCTGTAGGCGCTTAAGCGTTAACAGGGGAGGCCTCACAAGGGCCTTCCTTGTTTTGAAAGGGGCTTGTTACAGGCTCTTTCCATAACAAGGAGAACATATGGCTGTATGGCGAGGTACTGGAGGCTCAGGTGAAAGCACCAGTGATAGTACGATTAACATCACCACTGCATTAGCCACACAGGCTGCTGCATCGGCTGCTGCGGCTGCTGCTTCTGAGACAGCTGCTGAAGCTGCTCAGACTGCTGCTGAACAGGCAGAGACTAATGCAGAGACAGCGGCTACAGCTGCTGCCACCTCTGAAACCAATGCTGCTACATCTGAGGATAATGCAGCTACCAGTGAAACTAACGCAGCTACCAGTGCTACAGCTGCTGCTGCTAGTGCTTCTGCTGCTAGTACATCAGCAACCAATGCTGCCAGCTCAGCAAGCTCTGCTGCTACGTCAGCTTCTAATGCTTCTACATCGGCAAGCACAGCAACAACTAAAGCCTCAGAGGCCAGCACATCAGCCACCAGCGCTGCAAGCTCTGCCTCTAGCGCATCAACCAGTGCTTCTACAGCTATAACCAAGGCAAGTGAAGCAGCTACATCTGCAACCAATGCAGCCTCTAGTGCTTCCAGTGCTTCAACTTCTGCAAGCACAGCTACCACTAAGGCAAGCGAGGCTTCCACCTCTGCAACAAATGCAGCATCAAGCGCAAGCTCAGCAAGCACATCAGCTACTAATGCTGCAAGCTCAGCTTCAGCAGCAGCCACTAGCGAAACTAATGCAGCTACGTCAGCTTCTTCTGCTTCCACTAGCGCCAGCACAGCTACCACACAAGCAACTAACGCAAGCAACAGTGCTTCAGCTGCTGCAACATCTGCCACTAACGCTGCAAGTTCAGCCAGTGCAGCAAGCACATCAGCAACGAACGCTAGTAACTCCGCTTCAGCAGCCTCAACAAGCGCCACTAATGCTTCCAATAGTGCCTCAGCAGCTGCTACAAGCGCTACCAACGCTGCTGCCAGTGCAACATTAGCTGCTAGTTATACACCGTCACAGACAGGCAATAGTGGTAAGTTTCTAACTACCAATGGAACAAATACATCATGGGCTAACGTAGATGCTCTGCCTTCTCAGACAGGGAACAGTGGTAAATATTTAACCACCAATGGTACAGCAGCTTCATGGGCAACTCTTAACGTAGACCCTAACGTAACAACTAAGGGCCTGTATGAGATGGCTAACACCATCAGCTCTAATTATTCAATTACCTCTGGGAACAATGCTCTCTCTGCTGGTCCTATTACAGTGGCTAGTGGAGCAACGGTGACAGTTCCTTCAGGCTCAGTTTGGACTATCGTATGACAATGACATTTTCTGGAGATGGAACAATCAGTGGATTGGTTGCTGGTGGTTTGCCTAATTCAACTGTTCAACAGGCTGACTTAGCTGCTAACGTGGCTGGTAATGGCCCTGCGTTTTTTGCAAACACGAACATTACGCAAACCTGCACAAACAGTATAAACACAAAACTTTCGTTCAACTTAGAAGTCTTTGATACAAACAGCAATTACGATCCTTCCACGTATAGGTTTCAACCTACGGTGGCGGGTTATTATCAAATTTCAGCGGGTTCTAGTTTTGTTGCAGGTTCTGCTACTCAAACAGGTATTGTTCAAATTTGGAAAACAGGTAGTCAGTATGCTATCGGCTCTTGTTCTCCAGCGTATTCGACAATTCAGAACTTCATGACCGTCAGCACACTTGTTTATTTAAACGGCTCTACAGACTACGTGGAAGCGTATGTTTATCACAACTACGGTTCTAACTGGAACACATCTCCGGGGGCGGCTATGTGGTTCTGTGGAAATATGGTTCGGAGCGCATGATGACACTCAACACTACGTTATACGAAAAAATCAAAGCAATCTACCCTGAACTGCAAGACGCAGACTTCATGGACACCATTCGCTTGCAAAACGACAGCGATGGCAAAGGTGACTACATTGCTAAGTGGGAACACCCAACATTGCCACGACCAACACAAGAGCAGCTTGCTGCGATGACAGAGGAACAACTAAATGCCAGCTAAACTAATGACAGCAGCGGGTGGTGGCATCACATTAGATGCTGCATCAACTGCAACAGATAAGACTATTACAGTTCCTGCTGATAACGGGACAATGGCGCTTACCAGCCAGCTCAATGGCTTTCGCAATCGAATCATCAATGGTGCGATGATGATTGACCAGAGGAACGCGGGGGCTAGTGTTACTCCTACAACTTCTGGAACTTTTAGTGTTGATCGTTGGAACACAGGTTTTACGCAAGCTAGCAAATTCAGCATCCAGCAAAGCTCAACAGCCCCCAGTGGATTTTCAAATTCCATACTTGTGACATCTCTTTCTGCTTATAGCGTAGGGGTTAATGACACATTCTTTGTCGAACAAAAAATTGAAGGCTTTAACACTGCTGATTTAGCTTTTGGAACGGCAAGTGCATCTACTGTTACTGTGTCTTTTTGGGTTCGCTCATCATTGACAGGAACATTTGGCGGCGCGTTGACTAACGCTGCCACAGATTACAGATACCCATTTACGTTTGCAGTTAACTCCGCAAACACATGGGAATACAAAACTGTAACCATTGCTGGCGCTACATCAGGAACTTGGGTTGGTTCTACAAACGGTCGAGGTATGCGTGTTGTCTTTAACCTTGGCTCAGGCTCTAACTATTCGGGTACTGCAAACACTTGGGGCGCTGCTGGTGGCGCTGGTGAAACTTATGCACCAACAGGCGCAACTTCTGTCGTAGGCACAAACGGCGCAACCTTTTACATAACTGGTGTCCAACTAGAAAAAGGTTCAGTTGCAACTGGCTTTGATTACAGACCTTATGGGACTGAGATGGCACTTTGTCAGCGGTATTTTATTTTGATGCCATCCCCACCTGCAAGGGGTGCTTTTAGTGGAACCAACAGCATGGGGCGAGCTGCATTTATTTTGCCTGTCACAATGAGGGCTACACCATCTTCAACTTTGACTGGAACGATGCCTGTGTATAACGGAAACACAACAGGCACAATTACATCTTTAGGTACTACATACAACACGGTTAATTCCGTTGAGTTTGATGGGGGCGTAGCAACAGGCTCTTTCACATCTGGTACTCCGTTTATCGCGTATAACGGAGCTTGGTCCATGTCAATGAGTTCGGAGCTGTAAATGTATAAACTTTGTTTTGATTCAATGCTAAACAAAAACGCGGATTGCGTAAAACGTTTAACCGATGAAACGATCATCCCATTCGACCCCGCCAACACAGACTACCAGCGCTACCTTGAGTGGCTTGCTGAAGGCAACACACCCGAACCTGCTGAGGAGCAACAATAATGGCTTTAACAACAGTTGATCAAGGGCTGCTGGGTACGAACGCCCAGTACACAGGGTTTAAAAATCGTATTCTGAATGGGGGCATGGCGATCGACCAGCGTAATGCTGGGGCTCTTGTGACGATAGCTGGTGGAAACAACAGTCCATTCACTCTAGATAGATATTGTTGCTTTTCAAGCACTAACGCTTGCACTGTGCAGCGAACTACAACTGCTCCAGCGGGGTTTTCTTACTCTTTGTGCTACACACAGTCTGGAACTGGCGCTGCATCTGCTGGCGATCTTGGTCTTATCATCCAGCGAATCGAAGGCTATAACTGCGCTGATTTGGGCTATGGTACAGCTAATGCAGCTACCGTTACCTTGTCTTTCTGGGTTCGTAGTTCTCTTACTGGAACGTTTGGTTTGACGCTTTTGAACGCCGCGCAAAACCGCAGATACACAAGCTCATACACGATCAACTCTGCAAACACTTGGGAATACAAAACAATTGTTATCCCCGGAGACACCACTGGTACTTGGTTGACTGACAATGGTGTTGGTATTGGTTTGTATTGGGACATGGGCGTTGGTACAACCTATTCAACATCTGCTGGTAGTACATGGGGTACAGGTACTTATTACGGACTAACAGGCGGCACTAAAATCACTCAAACAACTGGAGCCACCTTCTACATTACAGGCGTTCAACTAGAAAAAGGCAGCACAGCCACATCGTTTGACTACCGCCCATATGGTACTGAGTTGGCTTTGTGTCAGCGGTATTTTGAAACAAGTTTTGAAGTTGGAACTGCTGTTGCCGAGGGAGCTACTTCTGCTGAAATGATTGGAACGTTATTTTCAGGGACAGCGGATGCTCGTTCTCAGTTTATTTTCTTCTCGACAAAGAAACGTGCTACGCCAACAATTACTCTTTACCGCGGGCCAGATTCTGCCACTGCGGGTAGATGGGCGCTTTATAACGGTTCGTGGGGGACAGCCAACGCAAACAACGGGTCAGGTATCAGTGTTAATGGGTTTTTTGCAGCATTGAATAAAACATCACTTGGAACAA